AAGCCTTGTCATCTTCTTTGAAGATTTTGTTAAATAGGTTATGCGTAGGCATCCTTACTGTATGGGCGTGAAATGTGCCATGCAAAACATAGTAAGAAAATGCCCTACAAGCCAACTCAAACTCTTGGCAATCTGTTTTTTGAGTGCATTTGTCGCAAGGTGCTTCAGCTTCAAATACTCGTCTAATGTATGTATCCATATTTCCTTAATAAAAATAGCAGGTCAGGTCTTTTTAGTTTGAAATCCCCAAGGGCCATAAAGCTGAATAGTGTCAAGACCTGCTATGTAAGTAATTTATTAAAGTTTCATGCACTTTTACATAGGGATAAACCCTTATGTTGTATTTATGCAAATGTCTAATATATGCTACAAATTTCGGACAACCACCTAAAAAAAATATTGCTATAAGTGCATGAAATTTAAAGAAAAATTCATGCAAAAATAGGACATTGACAGGCATAACAAAGTAAATTTCCCTGTAAAAACAAAGTAATTAAAAATACAGGGAAAAAAGTTTCCCGAACGGGAAGAATGTAAGAAAAAGTAGGGTAAATTACAGAAATATTCCCGAACGGGGTATTTTGTAAAAAAAAGAAATGACTTATTAATGAGCCCGTATGTGGGTTAAAGCCTTATTTATGATTCATTAACTTTACAATCCAATGTCAACAACTTTACAATCAGCCGTTAAAACTTTACAAAAATGTCAACAAAACTGTTGATATGGATACTTTTTGTCAATAACTGTACATATAGGTATCAATATGTATATTAAATATATACTTATGGGTATCAAAATGTATCGTATTTTATACAAAAACCGACAATAATTAACATATATGTTACTGGGCTGTATTTGGCAGTTGTAACCAATGGGTCAGAAAGCCGCAAAATAACCCAATTACTGCATCCTACATTGGCGGCTTAACGCCCAAAAAGGTGACCTACTTGCTTCTTTACGCTTTCGGTCATTGTAAGGTGAGGCTGGCCCTCGTGTGAAGGAGTAATGGAAGGGGAAACCAAGCCAGCCTCGTGATTAGTTTAAACCAGTTTTCAATTTGTATATTTTAAGCAACGCTAGAAACATCTCATAGCCGTCTTTAAGGTCTTGCTCACTATGCTCATAAATGGCTACTTCATTTGTTTCGCCATTAATGTATACATTGGCGCATCTAGCGTTTGGTGCAAGAACTTTTCGATAAGCTGCTAATTGAGTGATATGCTCTGTATAGGGTGTTAGGTCACCAGGGCTTTTTTCCGTAGTCTTAAAATCAATTACGACCCCAGTAAAGTCATGGCGTGGCTTGCAATACAAATCACACTTACCACCATAGCCTTCTTGGTTTACTAGGGACTGCTCAGGAATCCATAACTGATTCCCAAAATGGGCTGTTATGGCGTCATCTACAACACGGACATACGCTGGCATATCCGGTAGGTAATCTTGGTTGTAAAACGATTCTATGAAGTCATGTATAAGAGTACCCCTAGCCATAGCATCTTGGGATTTTCTTTTAGATAATTCTAATATTCTTGCAATGTAGTCTTTTTCTTCTTCTTGCAGACCTCTTGGGTTTTCTGCGGCAGCTTTAATGGCCTCAGTCTGAAACCATGTATTAAGTCCAGCTTTAGATAATTGGCTGTTAATTGTAGAAACGGAAGGTACGAGAGTGCCTGGGTTAGCTTTGGCATCTCTAAGCGTTGTATTTCTTTCTTTTCCATTTTTACCTGTAGTTGTATAGCGTGGTGCGCCTGTTTTTGCACAATACCAATGTTCTGACATTTATTTCCCCTTTAAATGCTTAGTTGAGTAATTCTAAAATTGCATCTCTATCTGTTGCAGAAATACAACAGTCTGCGCATACTTGAATCACATCTTTAAGTATTAACTCTAAGTCTTGAGGCTCAAAAGAAATTAACCGCCTTTCTTCATCAACTCCATAGGCTTCCATAGTAATAATGGCTTTTTCGCCAATAACATCTTTGATGTGACTCAGCATGGCTATTCCTTAAAATGGAAGGTCAGAATCTTCAATGGTATGGCGCTGGATTTCATCGCTACCACTAGCTTTAAATCCTACCGGTGCTTTTTCTTTGCCAATAGATACGCTAAAAAACTTGCCTTTTTTGCCTTCTTTAACCCACGCAGATAAGTAACATTCACGGTTATTAACCATGATAGTGCCTGTATAGTCTGGGTGATTTTCGGTTGTTTTGCGGTCATTTTTAAATAGTGAGCCACTACCTTCTTTTGGAATATAAGCCATGATTAAATCTCTCTCGCTTTTACTACTGGTTTAGGTGACGAAGCGGCATTACCATCATCGTCTGCTTGTACTACTCCTACTACTGCTGCTAATGCGTATCTACGCATATAGGTAAGTGCTGACCCTGCGCCTTGTGCATCAGGCTTAGTTACAGGTACAGACATTTCTTGACTTATAAATTCCCCTGATTTGTGGGAAATAATGGTAGTTAAACGCATAGACCCATCGTAATATTCGCCAGGGAATTGCATAACCGCCAGCCCATTTTCAGAAAGAAGGCTACGGCAAGCATCCCAAACAGACTCAAGGTCAGCATATTTAGACTTAAAAAAAGGATTAGCAGAGTCTTTAATCGCATGGGTCATTTTTCCTTGCACAATAGATAAAGCTAAAGTCAGGTTAGCAATAGAGTCAGAAGTAATCATTTTGCACCTCTAATTGTTGGAAAAGAATCAAGAGGATTTCCAAAAATACCACCAAAATCTTCAAATACATTTTGTAGTAACACATTGCGTTTGTTGTTAGGTTTGCCACAAGCTGCACGAATAACATCTATATCGTCTTGTGCTAACTCTGTGCCAAATTCCATGTTGTCTAGCGCTATTTCTAAGCGCTCTTCCATTTCAATCATTAATTGATTAAGTTGTGACATCTAATTCCCCTTAGATACATAGCAAAATTGCTATAAGTAAGACTTTAACAGAAGAAAACAAAAAAAGCAAAGTGTTTGCAAATAAACAACAACAAAGGTAAACTTCGTGAATGGACACTAAATTAAAACTTACCGACAGCGCAATTATTGACCTTCTTGGTGGTACTGCAAAGGTAGCAAGAATGTGTAAATGCGACCCCGCAGCCGTATCTAATTGGCGTATTCGTGGGATACCAGCAGCTAAATTTATGTTTCTTGGTGCAAGAATAGAAGAAGCTAGTCATGGTCTTGTAACTCGTCAAGATATATTTCCTACTAACTTTTGGTTAATTTGGCCAGAGTTGTTAAAAAACAACAGTTTTGGCAAACAAGATGAATAGAGTCGTTTGTTGGTTTAGTTGTGGCGCAGCTAATGCAGTAGCTACAAAACTAGCTTTGTCGCAATTTAAAGATAAAGAAGTGATTATTGCGTATACCGAAGTTATTGAAGAACACCCAGACAATAAGCGTTTCCTTGCTGATTGCGAAAAATGGTTTGGTCAAAAAATACTAATTTTAGGTAATGACCGCTATGAAAGGTCTATTTATAAGACTTTTGAAAAATCAGCCATGAATATTAAAGGTGCAAGCCCATGCACTCGTAAGCTAAAAAAAGATGTTAGGCTTAAATTTGAAAAGCCTACAGATATTCAAGTATTTGGTTATACGATGGAAGAACAAGACCGATATGACCGATTTTTAGATGCCAATAACATTGATGCCATAGCACCTTTAATTGACAAAGGCCTTGGTAAAATAGATTGCCTTGCAATGCTACAAAACGCTGGTATAGAGTTGCCAACAATGTATAAGCTAGGTTATCACAACAACAACTGTATTGGTTGCGTAAAAGGCGGTAAAGACTATTGGAATAAAATTAAAGTAGACTTTCCAGTACAATTTGACCGCATGGCTAAATTAGAAAGATTTAAGAAACAAACAGTTTTAAAAGATGTTTACCTTGACGAATTGCCACCTGACGCTGGTAATTACCCACAAGAACAAGACATTCAATGTGGTATTTTTTGCCACATGGCAGAACAAGACTATGAAGCTACCTAATGTAACCATTTGCGCCATAGATTCAGTACAACCAGACAAAGCTAAAAAAGCCATAGAAAGAAGTAAAAGAAACATTGAATTTGGTGGTGAATTGTTTATTGACCACATGAGTATTAACAGTCGCCAAGCATATAGCAAATTTATCCTTCAAGAGTTGCATAAATACATCCATACGGACTTTGTTTTAATAGTGCAATGGGATGGGTGGGTAATTGACGCAAGCGCCTGGCAACCCCAATTTTTAGATTACGATTACATAGGTGCTGTATGGCCTTGGCATCCTGAAGGACTAAGAGTTGGTAACGGAGGTTTTTCCCTTAGAAGCAAGAAACTGTTGGAATTAACCAACACTCCTAAGTTTGTTTACGACAATAAAAACGAAGATGATTTAATCTGTCATTTAAACCGTGATTACTTGGTTAGCAACGGAATAAAGTTTGCACCGGAAGAGTTAGCAAGGTATTTTAGCTATGAAAGAGAGCTATCAAATCTGCAAACCTTTGGTTTTCATGGGGATTTTCACATGAGTAAATACTTGTAGTATTATTGCAGTCCGCACTCCAGGCGTACTAAGCACCTAAATCGGTGGCGTGGAAGAAAAGATAGGCGAGTGATGCACCCCACTTCAGCCTAGTAGCGTTAAATGGCGACTACACAAGATTTTAGGGACAAGGTGATACAAGACCTTTAATCGAATGACCATTAACTCAGGTAGGACTGGTTAGTAACATATAAGTTACTAATGGGTCAGTTGATAGTTTCCTATCACCCTTGGTCAACCTATGTTGTAAATATACAACTAAGGGTTTGTCATAGGTGACAGTAGCTAAAAATAATAAGAAACTAAATTCCTAGACACAAATTACTTTGTCTAGTAATTAAAGGGGAATTACATGAACACAGCAATAAAAGTATTTCAACAAAACAATTTTTGGGTTAGCGAAATTCCTAACTTTTTTGGCAAAAAAAATCAACTTGGACAAATTCCAAAAACTTTTAAGTTTTATGGTGTTTCTTCTGCCGCAGTTTTAGACCAAGCAAACAAAATGTTGAAAGGTAAAAAATGAAAGACTTTATTGGTAGTTGTTTATTAGGCGCTTTACTTGGTTGTATGTTTGGTTATGGTTCAGCCCACGCACAAACTTATCAGATGACAAACCCACAAGGTTACAGTCAAGGTACAGTACAGATTCAAGGTAATACAGCACAGTTTGTAAATCCTATGGGTTACACCACTCAGACTGCTACTATCTATCCTAATCAGATTGTATTTACAAGCCCAAGTGGTTATACAACTGGCGTAGTAGGTACACCGCAATACACAACACCATCTAGTCCATCTACACCTACAAGCCCACGCACCCTACAATAGGAGAGGAGAATGTTTGATGAATTCTGGTCTATTTATCCACGCAAAGTTAATAAAGCAGTTGCACGAAAGTCCTGGCAACGACTTACAGAAGCACAGCAACTTATGGCTGCAAAAGCTATTAGCGTACATTGCGACTACTGGAAAGCAAAAGAAACTGAGTTAGAATTTATACCCCATGCAAGCACTTGGCTTAATG